CTACACGGTCGCACGCTGCTTGTGCTTCTCTTGACTCGCGTCCTGTGCGGGCGAACGCTCGCGCTTGCTTGGTGTATCGGGTGGCCAGTTCGGGTAGGTTTAGCATGATGTTTCCTCTGTTCTGGATACTGTATCGGTCTAGTAACGCGGGCACTTGAGGCCCGCAACAAAGTTTCTTTAGAATACTCGCTTCTCCACCAGTTCGACCGGCTTGGTTGCTGCGTTGTACACGTCGGCGCCCGTGCTAGATACGTTACCCATAGTAGCCGTGAAGTAGTCACCTGACTTGCCCACAACTTGAGTGCTGCAGTATCCGCCCATGAAGAAAGCGAACGCTTGCGCATGTGCTTCAGTGGTGAAGTATGCCATCCACCCAGACACTACAGAGTTACCGTTGCGGCGTCCCCTGTGGAGCGCCATGTGGTCAACAATGGCAGCCTTGAACGCCTTGTATGCGTTGTCGTCTGCAGCGTATAGCTCTTTTTTAACGTCAGCAATGGCGGCTTCATGCGCCTCAATCTGCGCAAGTGAGTATGACGAATCAGGTACAAGCGCGTCGATGATTGAATTCAATTGAGAAGCGTTCTGAATGTTTAGTGTGATGTTCATGGTGTCTCTCTCCGTTGGAATAGTAATAGGCGTTTGAATTCATGTGCGCTAGTACTTTCGGAAATAAAAACAAAGAAAGTTGTCTAATCGCTGTACTGCGCAGCACCAGAGCAAGGGCAAGCATGCGATCATCGGTGATCGCNGTGTNGACGGGTCCCGGCGATCGGCAGGGGGTACCCCTGGGGTCAAAGTTCCCTCGGGCGGAGGTAGGGTCGTGGGCAGGTCACTCTCGCACTATAGAATCGCACGCGACCACACGCATTTTCAAAAATTGAATTTTAAAATTTTTACGACCCCACGCAGTATCTACTCAACCACTATCTTAAAACTGCCAATTTGTGAATGGTGGGCCAACTTGACACCCAGCTTGTTGGCCAACGTCCTTGCACTCTGTGTGTACCCGGAATCCGTGACCACAACAGCCAAGTCAGCGTCAATGAAACTAGCACCCGCGAATACTTCCTGGACAGCCTTGTTGCCCACGTTGCTTGCATAACGCTTGCACTGCACAGCCATAACGAACAGCCCCTTGCGTGCTATTATGTCCACTCCCTGGTCTCCTGAACCCTGTGTCACGTGTGCGCTCCACCCGAAGTTCCGCAATTGAGCAGCCACGAAGTGCTCGTACTTGTGCCCGCACATCCCTGGCGTGTAGCCCTGGGCTGCGTATTCTCTGGTGACTTCCACCTCACGACGCTCGTCCCTTGTGAATGTGCTGAATAGCCAGACCATCAGGCCAGAGAAGGCCAGGAACAAGAGGACACAGGGCACCGACCCTGCAATCACTTCCACCACGTCTTCAGCGTTTCCTGTTGCGATGCCTATCGCCATCGGGAATACCACCATCATTATTACCAGTGCAGCCACCACGAATTCTTTACTCATTACAAGACCCCAGTGTGGATCAATCCGCACCACGTTAGCGCCCAAAGCCAGCAAGCCAGCACTGCATTGTTCATTCTCTTTTCCATAATTACCTCCACGTGGGCTTGTAAGAAACCCGATTAATTGTAAACCAATCGCCCCAGTGCGACTGCTTAGGCCAAGATACGCGCTTGCCGCGACATTCCCCTTCCATTGCGATAACGTACTCCACCGCTTTTTGGCGTGTTGCGAAAAATGTGTATTCTTCGTATGACTCTTGTCCGTATAATGCTTGCGTTTCCATGATTTCTCCTGTTATGCCTATAATGTAGGCATCAGTTACTGCCTTGTCAAGATTATCTTGCGAGATTCCGCGCAATCCAGTGGTATTTGTCTGCCCAACCCGGTGTTGAGTCCCACTTGTGCAGTATTTCCGCTGTTTCACGGGCCACGCAGTCGTGCTTCTCACACATGGCCTTGCGCTCTGGTCCAATCCGTGCGTCGTTTGCGTACTTGGCAACCAGCGCGTCAGACTTAGCGGTATACTCAAGAGCGCGTGCCTCGATTTCTGCTTTCTTAGCAGCCTTGCGCTTAGCCTTGCGAGCCTCTTTAGCCTCGGTCGTAACGAAGTGACCTTTACCCTTGCAAGAGAAACACTGGCCATTCTGGATGTGCATGAACGCTCTGATGATTCCGCTTCCGTCACACTTGTTACATTTAGTTTTGATTTCCATGGTGTGTCTCCTTCGTTACACCAATATAGTAGGCAGGGGATCGCCCCCGCGCAACAAGTTTCTTATATTTTTCTATTCCAGGACTCTTCGTCGTCCAGGTCCATGGTGTCATCGTCGTCTGGGAACTCCTCTGGCAAGTCATCGTCCCAATTTAGCGCCCAACCCTGGATGCTAAGACCCTTGTTTGCGCATTCTACCACCTTATAGTAGTCTACACCCAGAAATACAGCCACAGCACCCGCGTTAGACGCTGTAATTTCCCCGTATTCTTCGTGTTTAGCTATCAATACCATCTTGTTCCTCCCACAGAACCTCTAATTTCTCTTCCTCAAGCACAAACATGGCGTCTTGGATGTGTTCGCGGGTCTTTCGTATCGCCGCTTGCCGTAATCCGGCCATGGACGCTAGTTGGTTCCGCAAACTTTTGATTTCTTCGTCTAGCAGCGCTAGTTGTCTGGTCGTTTCGCTAATCATTTTGTCTTTACTAACCCCCGTGACCAGTATTCGGCCAACACAAGCGACTCTACGTCGTACAAAAATTCCACTGCAGCCTTGTCCCCCGTCATCTCAAACACCCTTGTCTCTTTCTCAATCTCTTCCAGTAGTTCTTTCATGTCTGGTATTGACATCAGCTTGACAAGTGACGTGAGCATATCCAGTTCGGATCGCCTCATGACCCTAAAGCCTAGTATTTCTGGTGCCATTCTATCCTCCCACCAATAAACTAGCCATCGTCGCTAGGTGAGTCAAGTGTTTTCTTTGACTTTCTTACGTGACCCCAATATGCGATCTCGCAACGCGCCAGAAAATAGGCCATGGCCAAGATAATCACGATGGGCGCCAGTATCCTGGTCACCCCCGTAAACATCATCTTCTCTATTAGAGCCACTGACGTTGTCTCCTGGCTTCTCGACCCTGGATTTCCGCATGGATCTCGTTCTCAAGTGTGATGACGAGTTCCAGCACTTCCTGAAGCTCGGTCTGCTCCCGGTCGGTGAACTTGTGCGGGCTGTTCAACATCTGCATGTCGAGATTCTCAAGTTCAAACCTGTGCATTGCTGCGTCGTCTGCCGACTTCTGAAGCGCATCGTGGCTAAGTTTGCTGAATTTATCAAGATAGTTCATTATTCCTCCAGAACCACTTCGCCAAGTACAACCTGAATCCCTTCGTTGACTGTCAACCCTCCGCATTCCCACTCGGTGTCGAACGCCGCGCCCTTTTGGCACTGCTCGATGAACATGCGAGGCAACTGCACAAGTGGCTGATCTTCAGGTTGACCGTAGTAGACGTATGATGCAACGATTTCGATCTTGTCGCTGTCTCCATCAACCATAATGTCGGGTGCGTCAAGCATGTCCCAGTAGTACACGTTGACCTTGTTCATAGTACCTTCTTTGGTGTTGCACATGAGAAGGCTGACGTCCAGGGTGATCTCTGGCTCACCATGGTCGTTCTCGCCGCTGTGGTATGCCGATGCTACAACGCCAGTGCTTGTGCACTCGAATTTAGCCTCGACTTCAACGATGACTTCCTTTTCTACGATCACTTCTTTCTCGACGATAACTTCTACGACTTCTGGTTCACCACAAGCCGCTACTAATAATAATGTTGGTAATAAGTATTTCAAAATTCCCCCTTTTTAGGTTTCACGACAAGATTACACGCCGGAATTTATTGTGTCAAGGATTTTTTGCTTTACTTGGCTGATTTCGCCTTGACTCGATACTGCCGCATGTGGTATAAGTACCGGACAGACATATCAGGGGGCTGATAATGGCCATTAAAATTGTCAGAAATGACGAAGGTAACTGTATAAACTTTGAGGGATCCTCGAACCCAGTCTATTTCAATGCGTGTTTATCCGGCGAGGCGGATGGAGACGCGGTGAGCGTAATAAACGACATTAAGTCAACTCCCGACAACAAGGAATACGAGTTCTACAAGATTCCGTACCATGTTTTCAGGGACGCTAACGATAACCCGTTTGAGAGTGCGCAGCAATGTGCGGATTACATTACTTCTGTTGGAAACGTGTCCGGCTCATCGACAATGTCGGTGAAGCCCACATCCGCAGATGTGTACATAGTACAACCAGAGGACGATGTTGTCATCCTGAAGGCTCCGGGGTCGGTTATTGTTTCACTTCCGGCAACAAGAGACGGAAGGGTTCTGAATATAAAGGCGAGCCCCGCGTGCTCACAGCAGAACCCGGTTTCTATTATGCCAACAAATGGACAGACGGTAGACGGTCAAGAGTTTTACAGCATGATTTTCCCAAGATCTGCCATAACACTTGTACAATGCGACAATGAGTGGCTGATTTTATAACCCCCCCCGACAAAACAATAAAACCCATAAGGATAAGATATGTCATTTAACTTAGGACACGATGCAGCACTCGCAGTTTCAGGCGAGTTTGCTGATGGAAGGATCTCTGAAGATTCCGTAGGACAGCACCACCAATCCCTTGAAGGATTAATGGAGCTTCACAGACTTCAGGTAACAGCAGAATTGGCGCTGGGAGACTTTGTTGCCTCCTCAAGCGCAGCTCCATCTAGTGATGGACACTTAACAAACAAGCTATATGTAGACGCACTCAACGTAGCAGCACTTGGCCTCGTTGCAGACGAAGAGGCTCGGGCGCTTGCCGCAGAAGCGGCGATCCTTGAGTCCATGGCTGCAGGTGATGCTGCAGAGGCAGCAGCTAGAGACGCGGCAGACGATGTTCTTTCCGCTGCAATCGCAGCCGAATCAGCAGCACGATCTGCATCGGTTGAGGCAGAAGCATCAGCGCGCACAGCAAAGGACGACGAACTGGAGGCGATGATCAACGACATCATCTCTAACGTCGACCCAAGCGCACTCGACTCACTGACGGAAGTCGTCGCTGCCTTCCAAGACGCCGACGATGACCTCTCGGAAGCAATCACGACCGTCATGGGCACACACACTTCAGAGCTTAACGCTGCAGTAACGGCACTTACTGCCGCAGATGCCGCCATTCAGGCGGACTACTTCAGCCTTGTTGCGGAACTAGACGCTGCAAGTCAGGCCGGAGACGCTGCATTATCTTCGCAATTAGCGGAATTATCGCAGGAATCAGAAGGTGCTGACGATGCGCTTCAATCGGCCATAGATGGCGTTTCCTCCGAACTAGACGACGCTGTTACAGCCCTTGAGTCCGCCGATTCCGACCTTGGAGACGCAATCGCTGCGGAATCTGCAGCCAGAGTAGCGGCAGACGAAGCCTTTGCGAGCGACATGGGCGATATGCAAACCGCTTACGAGGCTGCAGACGGTGTTAATGCTGACGCTATCGCCGCAGAAGCCACGCGAGCACAGCTTGCGGAAGCAGCAAACGCATCCGCAATTTTAGCCGAAACAAATAGGGCGACCGACGCCGAGGGCGTTCTGACTACCGCTGTTTCTGACGAAGCTGCAGCTAGACAGGCTGCGGACGAGAGCGAAGCGGCACTGCGCACCGCAGCGGACGATGTCCTGGCTGGCGCGCTAAACGACGTTGCTGACGACTTGGCTGCTGAAGCAACCACAAGATCAGAGGCTGATGCAGCAACAGATGCTGCACTTGCTGCCTACGTTGCAAATAACGACGCTGCGTTGGCCGCAGAGGCTGCTAGAGCACTGTCCGCAGAGGCTGCTATCGATGCTCGGGTCGACAGCGTTCTTAGCAACATCGACCCGGAGTTTGTGGATTCAATCACGGAAGTCATCGAAGCGTTTGAAAGCGCTGACGGAGTTGTGACAACGGCAGTGAACAACCTGCTGGCGACACACAACGCTGACGTTGCTTCGCTTCAGTCAGACATTGAGGCGCTTGGTGAGGCTTCTTCTGACGCCGTGGCCGCAGAAACTGCTCGGGCCGAGGCCGCTGAAGCCGCTATCCAGTCTGATCTTGATGGCTGGAAGGACTCCCACGCAATCGGAAGCGATACTCAAGCGTATTCAGCAAACCTTGACGCCATGGCTGGCGGAAGTTTTGCTACCGTTCCAGTGGTGTACTCTTACGAGTTAGTCGGTTCCGGCGCGTCACTGGACATGGGCGCTACCAGCTACCATGTTGCAGCAGCCACTGGCTCCACTGTAAACCTTCCTGCTGGCGCAGTAGCCGGAAGAAAGGTCGAGATCAAGGCTCTCGGGACAGGATTCACCGCAAGTCCGGTGTCTGTTATTGGCGGTGTCATCGATGGCTCCGCTGGATTCTCCATCTCTTTCGATTACGCCATGTTGTCATTGATTTCCAATGGTGACGGAAGCTGGTCAATCTGCTAACCCATTTGGGAGGGGGCCGTCGTGCCCCCTCCCGCATCCCATTAGGAGAATGTAATGCCCCAAGTACAAATTGAAATTATAGAAAACGACACATATGGTGATGGCTGGCAGGGACAGTGGGTCAGAATCTACCAAAACATCAACGAAGAGAACATTCAGATCGCCGCCCACACGCTTGAAGCGGGTGCCAGCGGATCTGACGTATTCAACCTTGAATCAGGAGTTGAGTACACTTGGTCTTTCGGAGAGGGAAGCTGGATTGAAGAGTCCTCTTTCTCAATGGTTAGAACAGACACGGGAGAGGAACTTGCGGCATCAACTGGCGTTGGCGCAAGCGGAAGTTTCACGCTAGAGGCCGGCGAGGTTGTAGAGCCTGTGTACCACTACCTTGATCTCTGGGAAGCATCAATCGATGCGGAAGGAGAGCTGCAGGACGCGCCCGGTTTCGACATCGACTTTGACGAGTTTGGTCCTCCAAATTCATATACTATAGACAACGACAACGAGCAACTGATCGTCTCCACCAGCTTACTGGTTGGTGACGGTGACTCGCCAAACTTTAAAGCAGAGCTTCCGGACGTCGGCCCCGGCGGCTCGATAGTGTTTAAGCTGTCTGGCTGGAACTTTGGGCCAAATGCCGGTAAAGGGCATGACGAAGGCGAGCCGACGCGGGTCGACGACGGATTTGCCGTAGAGCAGATCGCCATTGTTCTTCAAGAGTACGAGCCCGACTCGCTCGACAACGCAGAATCACAGCAGTTCTTTAATCTTGGATTCATGAGAAACGAAGGACCAGGGTACAGTTGGCACGACCTCGTGTTTGATGTGTTCTCCGGAAATTACGAAGGCGCTCCAGGCTGGCACGGCATCGAGGTGGGTGGCGAATCAGTTCTGGGTGTGTACGACGGACAGGAGGTCTGGGGGTTGCCATGGTGGCCCAAGCGTGTGGTTGCCGCACACTGGGAGCACTCAACCGTCAGCAGCCGGAATGGGCTTGTTGACTTTCTGGGCACAATCGGCTCACCGTACTCTGGCGGATCAATAGAAAATGATGAAGCCCACGAAGCATACAACAAGCTAATCCAGCAGTTCTTCGGCTACTATAGGTTCTCAAGGATCGGAGACACGACAATCAAGCTACACTACAGCCCAGATGGCGTGGTATGGTATCTTCTGGAGGAGTCCAACGACTTCAACGTGCAGAACAGAATGGGCCTACACTTCTGGTGTAGACTTAGTGACTCTGTCGTTACCTTTGAAGACATCATCGCTTCAGAAAACACCATCATCACAGACGTGTTCGAAGCCATAAACGCAGCCCTTGACGCGGCAGACGGGCCGGCATCCTACACCTTCACACCCATCCCAACATCTGAAGATGAGCCGGGCGGAGACTTCGTCGGCATGGACCCGTCCGATTTCGGCCCAGGAGTGTTCATTCAGTGCGATGGTGGCTTTGATGTATATGTCAAGGTTGATGGAGCCTGGAACCACCAGGACTCCGCATTCAACGTATACTCAATGCTGACTGCGGGTGTTGATGAGATGATGGTGTACTCCAACGGCAGCCAGGCGTTTGGGTTCCCCAGGCACAGGCTTCTGACGGATTCCCCGGACGATGAGGACGACCTAGTCGACACATTCGTCATGGGACCAGGACAGACAATGGATATATCTTCGACAGAGCACACCGTCTCTGGACAAGATCCAATCGAGTTCCCCGGCGAAACGTGTACCTTTGCGCAAGTGCTTGAGGGTGGGCGCATTTCACGGGACTACAGCGTGAGCAGCGACATCGACGGAGTAACAATAACACCGCCTGAAGGCAAGGACGGGCAGGAGATCGAAGTAAGACTTTTTATTTAGGCCAACAATCCCCCCCCTGAATAGGTTGAAAGCCGCGCCCCTCTCCGACTTGTGGTCTAGGAGGGGGGCGTTTAACCTGCGACCGCAGAAACCAAGGAGTGCACAGTGCCATCGAAGAACAATTTTATTTTTACGCAGAATATGAAGCAGCGAATTGCTGCGGCCCTAAACAACAAGCAACTTTCAGAACTCCTGACGCAACAATGGCAAGACTCCGCCCCAGAGAACACGGGGTTAAATGGCGGTTACGAATTCACCGCAGGATTCAAGGGTAAGACAACTGTGTCAACGGAACTGTTCATGGCTATTGACTCACTGGCAACAACAGTAACCCTGGACTCTTCAGCAGGATTCAATCCATCGGGCGGCAGGGCGATAATTGGCGGCGTCGAGATCGTTGAATACGGAGCGGTTTCTGGAAACCAGTTGACTGGCGTGTCCAGGGGAGCGCTAGGTAGCGATCCTGCAGAACACGGGTCTGGCTCCAGCGTGTCGAACGCATCCTACGCATGGGAGGGAACTGACGGGATACTCTACACCAGCGAGATGGCCGAATCTGGTGAGTGGATGAAGCTGGAGTTTGACTACGAGGTTCATCTTTCGTCAGACATTCCATATTGGAGCACCCCAACGCCACTGCCACACGTCGGCCTTGGGATCTTTGGCGGACAGCACCTTCCATACGGTGTTTCGAGTCTATACAACTTCGGGTTCTCCGGTTGGGCTGACGGATCGACAGGAACGCTGGACTTCTCGGAATGCAGGACTGGCGACCTACTCATGTGCAGGTTCGACTTCGAGGTTATCCCGCAGATAGCAAACACAACCATAGAGACCGGGCTGACATTCGCGACAAGGGATCCGGAGACACTTGACGTGACCTTCGAGTTCCCCCTAACAACTACCCCAATGTTCTACGGAACAGGAACAGTTGGGAAGGTTTACCTCAACAGGCCAATGATCTCCGCATACTTTGCGTCAGAAGAGGACGTGCACGCCATTGCGCTTCCTGCAATAAGGGCGGACAACCCAGTCATAATAAGACCCAAGTCATTGCTGACAACAATTATTCGCTAGATGGACATCCATACAACAATGTCCGCTGCCTCGTTCATTGAATAAGCCTTGCGGACCTTGGGCTTGAGCCCAGCGCCAGTTCTCGCTATGTTGTACTGGCCGTCTTCGTCTATCGAGACGCGGATCCTGACCCCGTCCTTTGGGTAGAACTCCGAAATCTCCTCGCTGGTAATGCCCCTAAGGTGGTGTATAACTAGCGTCCTGGTCATGGTGTCACCACGATATAGGTGATCGCGATGATCCCGAACCAGATGCTGAAGAAAGACAAAACAGTTATCGCTGGGTGGTCCACGTTCATCGCTTACTCCCCAGCGCAGCGTCCAGAATGCTGCCCAATTCGCCCGTTGAGTGTATAGTCACGTCGTACTTTGGACCCCACATGGTTTGTGGCCCCAGAACACGCCAACCACTAGGCTGCCGCTCCAGGTTCACTACGCGAACATTGAACTCGCTTGCGTCAGAGTGCACCTCAATGGTGTCACTGGAGACAAGGCACGTCCGGAGTCGGTACTCTCGGCCCTGGCTGGACAATAAATCTAGTACTTCTTTGGTTGTCATCTACTTATCCCCCTCGAATCTTCGCCTAACGTCGCACAGCACGTTGATTGCTTCCTGTTCCGTAAGAGTTCCCCACTGACGAATGCCATATATGCGCCTCGTCATTCCGCTTCTAGGGCCACCGGAGTGGCTTTTTGCGTATTCTGCCCGAGCCTTGTCCAAATCCTGGACCCTCTGCAGGGCGATCTCGATTGTCTTGGAGTTATTCGCGTAGAACTGAAGGTCCTTTGGGTCTTCCATGACCTCACCCGCCGCCAATCGCTTGGCAAAGTTGGCTACTAACTTGTCTAAGTCCCACATTGTCATTGTGAATTCCTCCTATGCTGTTAGAATATGCGCTATGGCAGCGCTAGTCAACAACTTTCTACACGTTTTCGTAACTTTCTACCCAGGCGTACCCACAATGCTCGCCAATGGCAGTTATTACCGCGTATTTCCCCTCCACAGCCTGGACGTAGATCATCCATGAGCCCTCAAGCTGCGCGCCCCAAGGCGTTGACAGCCCATCTTCTGTGACATCCACGGGTCCGCCGCAATGCAGGTTCATTAGGTTGATGGAATCCGTCCGCTGCTGCGGTGTTTCAAAGTTTTGCTTATGCCTTTGCATGTGTTCCTCCAAAGAATGCGCGCTGACGCGCCAATAGGTCAAAGTGTCTCTTGCCGTCCGTGTTCACCGCGCCCCTTGTGCGCGTGTGCTTCTTTTCCAGCTTCGCCGCCTCATATCTGCTGGCGGTAAAGGCTAAAACCGTCGCCTTAGGGAACCCGAACCGGTTGAATAGCTCTTGCGCTGCTGCGCAGTGGTGCTTTCCAGTGCCGAAGTGGGACCTGTGCTTCGCTAAGCGAGCCCCGAGATCCCCTGTCATTCCGACATAGGACCCCGTGGGCCACTCAAGCGAGTAAACGACGTATGTTACGCGCCTACTCTTCACAGCCAGCGACCTTTTTGAACTCTTTCTTCTTGGTATCCCACACTGCGCGAGCGAAGAAGCCCTCAAGGTCAAGGACGTACACGTTGATGCGCCGACGTCCGCTTCGGATTTCCGGAGCAGAGGACAGCACAAGAGCCTTCGAGCCCGGCTTTGCCATGTCAAAAAGCTCTCCCCCCTCGTCCTCTCCAGCGTAAAGCATGAACCTCTCCCCGAAGGAGATCAGTTTGGCCTCGAATGGATTCTCGCACGAAGCAATCATAACGGGATCCATTCGTCCCGCCATTGAGGTGGCCGAAAGGGTCAATGCGGCAGTTATAAAAATCAGTCTTTTAATCATCATTATCTCCTAAGTCAAGATCGCCCCTGTAGGCATGATATGCGAGTATACAGGTTCCGATCACAAGTCCTAAAATTAATCCTTCTAACGTCATGGGGCTGCTCCTCACAGGGTGGCCCTGTGGTTATATACTTTCTGCTGCTGCATTAGTCAACAACTTTATCGACTTTTATCTTCCCACATCCGCTCGTTCTTTTCAAGCATTGCGCAGGGCACCTCCTGCCCGTCTTCAAGCGACATAAACAGAAATACAACGAGTGGTGCGGATGCAACCGCGAACATTATAGTCATGATGAATTCTATCATTGCAGACACGATGCGAACAGTGTGCCAAAGCACATCCATGTAAAAGTCCACGCCACACATTCAGCCTTCAACATGCACATATCTGCTCCAATGTCTAATTCGGACATTATGCCACCAAGTATGTCGCGTGTCAAGTCTTTTATATGCATAGGTATTGTTATACCCCCTGTGCCCTAGTCTTCTCCTCCGTAAAAGGTGTACGGATCGGCGCACGCTTCTGTCGCGAGTTCCCACTGAAGTCGGCTTGCATCCTCAAGAGTAAAGTCCACGTCCAGCAAGAAGTCGGCGGTGACGTTCATCTTGTGGCACTTGATCGTTTCTGCACCGTGTTCGCGAGAAAGCTCGTGCCAGTACACGAAGTCGTCTGCCAGTTCGAGCAGCACAGCCTTTGGCTGCGTTTCGCTGCTTGGAATGAATTGACTTATGCCCGTGTCGCAATGGGTAACAAGCCACTCGTGACCATTTTTCTTTACTTCAAATTGACGCATTTCACACTCCTATATCAGTGCCTACAGCATAGCCCCTGTGGGACAAATCGTCAAGGCATTATTTCAAAAATTAAGCGCCCCCTCCAGTCCGCACTGGAGGGGGGCTGAAGTCCCATGAAGGATGTGAGTGATCGCCCTTATTTTTACATAAAACAACCGTATCACAGCTTCACCACACATGTCAAGTTATTTATTTTAAAGCAAGCAGATCTAGGTCCAGGCGGATGTCGTTCCCGCTGATCTCGTTCCCAAGGCACTCCCAGCCCTCTCGGTGACGCCTAGCGAACAGCTCAAGGTGGGCATGGTCCTCGCGGCCAAACATCTTCTCGATGCGGTCCTGGATGTCCTCTGGCTTAACGCTGTGTCCCGTCTTCTTAATCTCGACGTACTGGCGAGCAGAAGCCCTCTTGTAAGGCTTGGGGATCCGGTTGCGACGTCCAACCAGGACGAACTCGCAATTCGTGTGAGTGTAGCTTCCAGGGTTCCCGTTGACCTTGTTCCATACGAATGCGACTTGTGAGTACGGGTACTCCCAGGCAGCCATGAGGTCGATGGCTTCAGCCAATACCGGCCCTGTGCACCAAAGGAACAGGATGCTGTCGTCCTCGACAACCTGATGCAGGTGCCGACCGATGTCATGCAGAGACTTGCTTCCGACAGTCTTGTACTGCTGTCCAGCCTTGGCTGTAAGGTGACTGGTCTTCCCCTGTAGTGTGCGTGCGCTCTTGTATGCCCAGGGTGGGTCCGCGCAGATCACTGAATACTTCTTTGTCATTTCTCCTCCTAAAAGATGTCGATGCAGAGTTGCACCGCTAAATTAAGGTCTCTGGGGGAGAAAGCAGCGGTCTTCTCCTCTCCCAGGCGACCGTTGTTGTACTCACGGTAAGCGACATAGGATGATTTGTCGAGGCTGATCTCGATCCAGTTGCCAGCCTTGCCCATCCTAATCATTTCAGGAGTAGACATGCGCACATGATACCCGTGATTGCGAAGTGTGCGAAATGCCTTGGCGATGAGTTTCTTGTTTTCCATGTTTTCCTCCGATGACTTTAAACTAGCCAGCGGAGGATCGTGCGTCAAGCGTTTTGTTCAAAAAAGTCCAGAACGTCGCTGAATCCGAATCCACGGTCGCCATCTTCCTTCATGTCGATTACGATCTCGATGGATTCTTGCGGGCACCCCAGGACGACGTACCTGTAATCTCCGTTCATTGCGGCAACCTCTGCATCGTCAAGGTACCTAAACCCATCAGAGCACCTTCCGTCCGGATCCCAGGCGAAGTATTCTACTATCTCTTCATTGTATTTCATCACAGTTCTCCTGCTATTTGGACAATTATGTCACATCCGTCGAGCGTAGTAAAGTACTTAATCGATTTTTCGTCCAGCGCCGTGAGCAGTGCCGCTATTGCCTCCGGCTCAACGCGAACCGCGCAACCCGGAAGTGAGGACTCCCTGGGGTGCGCCATTTCCTCTATCCCGATCTCCTTGATCAGTAGCCTCATATGCTTCAGGCACAAGCTGTCCCTCCACCATATCACGCTTCACCCGCCTCTAAGTGCTTGGCAAACTCTTGGATCCTCGCGTCCCTGATCAGGCTTCCGAACCTCTTCAGGTTCTCCCCGCCCATGAAGTCGCACTGAATCTCAAACGCATACTCAAGTGTGTTCTGGCTCAAATTCCACAGCTCAAGCTCTTCGTATATATCTGCGGCTGCCACAAGCATGCGGAACGCCATTTTTGGATTGTCTCGCCTTATGGCGAGGGCGTTTCTAACTCTTGAATTTGCAGATTCAAACCTTTTTTGACTGCTCATCACCATCCCATTATCCCCCTGGCACCCTCGATGTCGCCGTCTGCGTACAACTTTGATGCCCGCTTAATCTTCTTCCAAACTGGATCCCGTGGCCCGACCTTGCGGACTTCCACTTCCCGCACCTCGCCACGAATCTCCATGTCGTTAATCTTGGTCCCGGCAGCGCACTCGTCAAGGATCGAGCGATCCTCGTTCATGGCTACCGGAACGCCGTCTATATACATTACGAACAAGGCAAACTCTCGCAGCCCTTGAACCTGAAGGGAAGCTCGACACCATCTCTGATCCTTATGGTTAGTATCGACGAGTCTGCCACATGTACAGCGTCAACAACCTCGAAACCATCTACGAAGTCTCCCTTCTCTATTTCATTGGCATTCTTGAATTTTCGGTCCACAGGAACCTCCTTGTTGCTACCAAGATAGTAGGTACTCCGGCAGTTCCTGTCAAGCTATTTGATTGCTACAAGCATAAAATATGCCGTAATGCTGGCGACGGTAGACCCGTACATCGTTCCTACAAGCATGCCAATTCCGAAAGCGCCCAAGTTCCTGAACCACTTGATTATTCTTTTGAGCATCTGCCGATCTCCCGTTGTATGTAGAATAGCGCCTTGCGCAGATCCTGTTCCCTGTTACCCTTGTGGTCAGCGCGCACGATGTATTTCACTGCGTTTCCCAAAGAGAAGTTTAAGTCGCACGCCTCGATGAAGTCGATAGCCTCGATACTTCCAGCGTTATAATGGTCTGGGTGGTTCACCATCTCCTTAGACGACATTCTGACCTTCTCGGATCTTCATGCCATCAGAGAACACTTGGTGCTCCTGGTATCCCAGCCTGGACGCGCGAATCTGCGCGCCGCCGAGTGCTTGCTCGTATGCCAGAAAAGCGTCCTTGCGCTCCTGCGACTTCGGCTCCGTCTTCTGCCAAGCGGCGTTTGCCGCGATAAGGTCGTGCACTGACTGAATGTAGTGCTCTCTTGTTGTGAATCTTTCCATAATACCTCCACAGTATTACTAGGTTATACCCCTTCAGGGCAGACCTGTCAAGCGTATTCGGAACATTCGTACAGCGCAATGGCCAGGGCCACAAGAGGATCAGGGTCAACTGTCGTTCCACCCTTGTGCGCTGCTATCCACTCGTCATCAACAACGTCGGACGTCATGGTGATAATGACCTCCCCCCAGAGTTCAACGCCCCAAAGTTCCGTTGTGCTTCTGCTGTATCCTGTCCAGCTTTGTTGCGTCATATCGTGAAGAACCACCCAGGACTTCTGGCCCAACCTGGCCCTCCCATTGTCGAGTTCGAGCATGATCCTTCCTTCGTGCGTTGGTATGATCATCGCGAACTCACCAACAAGTCTTTCGTAATTATACAACAAAGTGCCTCCACCTTTTTATACCACTGGGGATATAAGTTTATGTACGTGACCCCATGCGTACCCCAATTCCCCTTCCTCCACATTTGAACCCCAGTGCTCTTGACGGATAAAGCACTGGGGTTCTTCTTCATCTGGGATATAACGTGTTGATCACTACAACCCGGAGATACTAATGGCTCTTTCTACTCTTGAAAAGCAGCGGTTACGCGCTGCACTTAACAACACACCTTTAGCTAACCGCATTGAAAAAATGCTTAACTACGTCGACGATTACTCCGACGACAGCACGCCCGTACCCGGAATCCTGAAGGTTGTGCTTTCTTCAGAGTTTCACTCATTCTCTTGCGACGAAGGCGCAGCTTTCTCCGAAGACTTGTCTGCACTTCTCCACGGACTAAGTGGACAGGCCACACAGTGGGACATAGTCATGCCCTTCGGCTTTGAAGCAGTTGACAACGCTGGCACATTTAGCGGAACAGCTCCAGCCTTTACTGGCGGAACTGACATCTACGGATTCACCGTTGTTGTTTCCAACAACTTCAACTACAAAGTCATCAGCGTCAGCATGACCGTGAACGACGTGTAGCGTAATTTTAACCTGCCGCAATGGTGGGAACTACCCGACAGGTTAAAGGCCAGTCTCTCGGAAATATGAGAGGCTGGTCTTTTTCGTCACCACTTCATAAACCCGCCCGACTGGCCGGAGATCTCCATGGCGATTATTGAATATACCGACGTGAGGTGCGCGTCATCTCTTGCGCTTCCTTCGTGCCAGTAGAACTTGCCCTTCTTCTCGTCCCAGATCCGCTTGGGCGCAACCATCTGCCTGTCCCACGTCGGGTAACAAGAGAAGGAGTCACTCGGGAAGATGATCCTCTGCTGCAGAATAGACTGCACGTGCTCGTCCATGACTTGCGTCCGGTCCACGTTTACTGACCACTCCTGGTAGTTCAACTTCATAGCGAATCGCTCTCGGCCTAGTCGCTCTTGACCGAAGAACCGACAAGCAAACACCTGCGCGGCAGTGTGCTGTTGTGACCAGTCCTGAAACTGCTTGACTAGGCGCATCTCCGGCATGGCGTCGATTACGCACACATTTACATGGAACGCGAGCATCAGCTTCTTGAGGTCGTCCACATCCTTGGCCTCGGAGATATGTACTACGCGGAGCATTGATGTCCCGTCGTCCGATCGCTCCGTGATGCCGATCTGTATATTGAGCTTCTTGTTTACGTCGACGCCCATTATGACAGTCTCGCGAGCGTACTCGTCTCCACCGTACCAGTCGATCCGACTTCCGGTTGAAACCTTGTCCAGGTGTCCAGCATTCAGGCTCATGCCCTGCGGCTCGTAACCAAGCCCAAGAGCACCAGCATAGAATGCTTGAATCCTGTCTTCGTCGTCTGACGCATCCTCGAATTCCTTATAGATGTCGAACACGCGGTCAGACAGAACGTCCAGTCGGGACATGCGATAGCTTCTGCGCTTTCCTGGACGCTCTGCGACCCAGGCTGCCCCATCAGCCTCCCTCTCGAATGGCTTGCCGCACTTGACGCAAACGGGGCGAAGGTCTGGACCCTTTCCGTTGTTGAGTCGCAGGTGAGTCCATCGTGACTTGTCTCTGGGAACCCAGTCGCCATTATCGTCCTGGTGAACGATCGCGGACCAGAAGTCCATCGGCTGCCGGTGCCCGCATCTGCCACAGGGCCAGTGAAATAGGCGTCCGTCGCCCTTGTCGAACAACTTGCAGATCCCGTGGTTCGCGATTGTCGGGTTGGCAACCTTATAGGTCTGCGGGTACGGTGACATACGAATACGGTCCTGCGCTTTGGCCAAGTTGGCCGGAACGCACTGTTCGAGTTCGTCTATGATCAGCGTGTCCGCCGAGAATTCGATAAAGTCGTTGACCGAGTTCGATCCCAGGAACAGCATGGCTCCCTCACCGAACTCGCGAACGCTTAAGTTCTCCGCACCCTTCTTCTTGCCGCCATCCAGGGTCTGGTATCCACCGGACATTGCCCGGTACTCTGGCACTTCGTTGATTAGCGGCTGGATACGTCGCTGCACGAATCGGTTTCGCAGAGAGTGCGTCGGCAGAACGTAGGCAACAATCCGGCCCCGTCTACCTGCGTTGTGCAGTCCGAGTTGGATCAGGCACTCCGAACCACCAGTCTGGGTAGCCTTGCAGAGGTCCGCTCCGTCGATGTTTGGAAAATCGGTATAGAACTCAACCAAGCTAGGCATGGATCCGAAGTTCATGGGTTGTCCACGTGTGGTTCTGTGTACGGTGTTCGCTGAAGCAAGGAGCGGGAACTCTGCGGTCATCGCCTCCCACGCCTTAGATAACTCCAGACTTAGTTCTTCAACTTCTCTCATCGTAAGCCTCCATAGCCAACTCCAGCGCTCCAAGCATAGTGTTGCTGACGCCAAGTATACCAACGTCTCCCCTTCCGACAGAGTACTCTGGAGCGCCAGAATTCATCGCGCACCTGATCCCAAGACCCTTGGTCGCCGCCCACCTGCATAGAACCTCTCTTCTATGCTCGACGGTTACCCCCCTGGGTAGAGCAACGAAGGACGGGTTGATGCCCGAAGCGTTAGCTATGGACTTAGCTGTCTGCATGATCTCCCACGCCTCACCGAAACCGTCATTTCTTCCAATCCGGATTACAAGAAGATCACCATCTTCATAGTCTGTTATCGCTGCTAAGCGCATATTCGTCCTCCACTCTGTTTTACCCCGAAACAACAAAAGCCCCCACCGGGACAAATCGGTGAGGGCTTGAGTTTACAGGGCCAGAGCTAGGGCTCTCTGTTTGCAGCCACTTGGGGTTTCAGTGTAGGATCGGAGGGCTGCGTTCCGGTGAAAATTTCTACGTGCCCTAACCATGCCTCTTCAACAATTCCGGCAATCAGCGGAATGTATGACTCAATCATATTCCTGTCTGCCTCTGTGATTCGGGCCAGGTGTGGGTACATCATTGCGCACATGTTGGTGGCGAACTCCGGCGGGAATCCCTTAGCAACCAACTTGGCGTAAAGGCCAAGGTTCATGCCGATGGCCATTCGGCGTAATCGCCTGGGAAGTTGTGATTCCCAACAAGGTCATCGGGATGGATATACACGACTGTGTTGTGCGCCGAAGCGAAGTCGTCCGCTATAATGATCACGCGACCATCGTCCAGCATCATCAGCATGGAGGGCTTACCCTGCCCGGCACCGAAGTCCTTCTCCAGGAAAAGCCTCTCTGCGGAGATCTTGATGTAATCTTTGTCATCCAGGTTATCAGTAAGCCTGTCCGCGAAGTCTTGGGCGATGTCTCTAACTAATTTTCTTAGCAACTTGTCCTCCATTTTCTTTAGACTAACAGGGGGCTTACGCCCCGTCAAGTACTTTTATTACTTTCTCAATTCTGGAGTAACCATCGCTGGATAGCCTGTGAATTCTGCAATCTCTACACTACGGTCTCGGCCCTGGTAGCCCTTGCCGTTAAAGAACGTGCGACCGTGCTCAATCATGTTGAGAGCGTAGTGACAGTCGCCGGTTTCAGCGTCAAGGTAGCCCACGGAAAACGCTTGGTTCCAGTCGTTAGCGCGCTTGCTACCTGGCAAAACGCCCGGTGTAAGGTTGCAGAGGCACCCTGGAGACATCGCATGGATTGTCTCTGGACCGTTGTGTCCGTGGATGGTCTTGGCAACGTGCTCGACTCGGTGAATGTGACCGTAAATTTGTGTGTATCGGCTTGACTTGAGGATTGCTGCTGCGGTTGAACCGCCGCCAGCGCGAACAACATCGCCGTGAGTGAACCAGATTGGCGTCTTGGCTTGGTCCTTCCACATCCACATGCCTTCTCCGTATGGGCCGATGTACTCTACATCAAGCTCATCCAGGGCCAGTAGACGTTCAACGCTCATGGCCTCGTGCTTTTCTCCAACCCGACGAACGCCCGGTGCCTCTGGCATCAATTCAACAAGCGCTCGGTTGATGCGCTGCTCATGGTTTCCTTCCAGGAAGTAGATCTTGCTGGCTGGAGAAGCGAGGCGAAGCTGTGCAATCTGCCAGTGAAGTTCGTGAAGCGCAGCGTTCGTTGTGCCCATCAGGTCTTGAGGGCGAGCGAATCGAGTTGACCATGGGGCCAAGTCCAGCATATCGCCCAGAAGAACGATGTGGTCTGGCTTCATGTCCTCTGCGACTTGAACGATTGCGTCGAAGGCAACCCGATCGTGCAGCGGAATCATGTGTGTGTGGTTCTCGTTCCATCGGTAACCGTGCTGTGAGTCGGGGATACAGAGAACAGACTCTGTTGCCTTGACTTCGTCCGACTTCTTACGTCGCAGCTTGCGCACTGGCACTACAGGGGCTTCTGCTGGGCCAAACTTGGGCTCTGCGTTGAAGCGAATGCCGTGCATCTGCACAACCTCTGGTCCGTCAGCAGTCTTGACGAATCCCTGCCACGCCTTGGCCGTCCAAGACTTGATGGTCCACTTTGTTTCGTCTAATCCTGCAGCCTTTACTGCAGATGCCAAGTCATAAATACCCTTGGATTGCACATAAACCTCCCTGTTAAGTTGTCCGCCATTGTCTTCGATAAGTTCTTTAACTGTTCCGTACTCCTTTGGAGCATCTGCTTTAGCGGATGTGTCTTGGCGATCGCTGTATTCCTGGCCTGGACCGGAGTAATCTAGCTCGTTTGAAGAACCCGGTGCTCCGTTGGCCTCAACCAAGTCGCGCAAGTAGACAGACTTACGCTCTGACAGTCCAGATACTTTCGATACCTTTCTCCATCCGATGCGCTTCTTGCCTTTGTTGTTGATGATCATGTCGTGAATCTCCGCGCCATGTTTGGCGTAAGATTTCTCCAACCACTTTGGTAAATTATTCATTTTAGCTCCTACACTGGTTTGTTTGTATCCCCCATGAACGGGGTTTGTCCTTCATACAGGGATATAAATAGTTGTCAGACACTAGGCTGTCTAGTGTTTTTTTATTTTTCTTGGAGGAAAACATGGCTAAAGACGACCCGATCCAGATTCACCATCGCGAAAGCGAGGGTTTGAAGGACATTGTACTGCCTCAAGAGCTTACAGCGATTGACGGTTCAAACTACGCGGTGATCCGCGACAACCCACTTCAGCGACCAGGAATGCCTGAATTGCTACAGGAGCAGATCATTGGCGGACCAGAGGCTGGACGCGACTGCAGACTCTCTGTAGGCATCGAGGCTCTTGAGATGATGCTTGACGCTGCCCGCCACTCAAACACCAACAGGTGCGTGCTGCATCAGGCTGGGCTTGAGCTTCGCACATGGCGAGACGGTAATACTGGGCACATATTCCAGACGATGACCATCATCGGAAGAAAGCCAAGGCCGGAGAAGAACCTTCTTGGCGAGTCGTTCCTCGGCTCTGTGACCGAGACCGGCTAGAGTAAATCCACCAGCAAGAAGCAAAAAGGCACCCAAACGGGTGCCTTAGCTATTTTTAATCCTTCATATGTTTGCTGTTTACTCCCCACCTCCTAATCACACCCGGCCTTAGTTAAGTCCCACCAAAACTAGCGGGACGGTATGTTAATGATTAATTTAATTGTTAATGTTTGGCTAGATACCTAGCCGGCTTTCTAAAAGTTCTGACATAGTGACCGGCTGCAAAAAACAGCGCCCAGTAACTAGGCACTCTCTGATCCGGTATCTGCCTCTGGCTCCGGGCGCGCTTTCAGCATACACGTCATAAAGGACGTCTCTGACAACTTTTCCGCCGCGAACCGTTGACCATTTGGAGTGTAATGCCCCCGGACTTCGCGAGTCAACAACTAATTTGTATTTCTGACAAAGGTCCATGAGTTGTTGCCTTTCAACCATGAAATTAGGGTTTTTGCTCGGGCAAGTTCTTTCGACGTAGCCGACAGCATCTTCGTCCCAGTTGTGCTGCGATTCCGTGAAATACCGATAGTACCCATCGGAGTCCACATCAAAGCATTCAGACATTAGCACAACAACCCTAAACATGTTACCCGCCCACGCTGATGAGGATCAATCCTCGCTTGCTTACTGTCGGATTGCCGTCCACCAGGACGACCATTCCGTGCTCTATGGCTTGCTCCAGGGCGTCCCCGTACTCACTTGAGTCTCGGCCCTTAAGTACACCGTGTCGCAGATTGAGCGTCTGCAGCGTGTGTGCTGCTTTGACTTGCGCGACGATTTCAAATAAGTTCATCATGATTAGATTCCTCCAGTATTACAGTTCTAGCCATAGCCGTGGGTGAAGTCAACAACTTTCTTTCAATCCCCCCCTATTAGGGTATTTTAAATGCACCTAAAAAGAATAAGCCTATAAATAGGCTTTATATATTAACCTTATATAATAAGCCTTTATATATTTATAAGTATTACGAAGTAATACTATTCTTCTTAAGGTTTTTTAAATACCCTAATAGAGCGGGCGGAAATTCGGGGGGGCAGGAATTCATCCTCGGCACTGTATACACAAACTGCGTTCGCAGGGATACAATGAAACGATAACTGCGAGGAATAGGATGAAGTTTACCAACAAAAAGCCGATGCCGATAGCTAAAAGGACCGCTGCTCCAGCCAAATTGGGCGGGTGGTTGTCTGGTGAAGTGGCACCGACGCAAGAGCGCAAGGTTAAAGCCCTGCACCCAGCACATCACGAGCTTGGTGTTCGCGCTCCTGCAACATTTGGGGCGTATAGCTTAGAGACCAATGCACCGAACAGGACTCTCACGACAGAACAACTCTGGGAGATCTACTGGCGATGCCCTGAAGTCCGAGCGTGCGTTGACTCTATTGCTCGCCGTGTTTCTACCTGGGACTGGAACATTCAAGTCTCTGACATGGTTGACGTATCCGAATCAGCGCATTACGAAGAAATGGTTAAGTTGAGTCGGCAGATTCAACGATTCCTCAAGAACCCGGACCGCGACGGACGCACATTCCAACAGGTAATGTTCATGCTTATCGTTGACCTGTTGGTCTATGATGCGGCAGCCATCGAGCCAGTTATGGACCGAAAGAAGCGCATCCAAGAGCTTCGCCCGCGCAGAGGCGACGACTTCAGAGTTGTTACGGACAGATACGGTCAAGTCGACCACTACATCCAGTCACCAACTTCGGGTACTTCAGTCAAGTTCAAAAAGAATGAGCTTGTGTACTTCAACCTGTTCCCGAATACGACGTACCCAGAAGGCATGCCAATCATCGAGACCGTTCTCAATGAGATCGTAACGGTTCTTCGGTACGGTCAACGGTCCATGCAGACTGCTGACATTTCAGAAATTCCCCAGGGTGTCCTGGTCCTTAGCGGCGTTACTGGCCGCGCAGCGCAAGACGCGATGCAGGACTTCAGGAACGACGCTGGAAAAGACCACAAGATGCGAATGCTGCACTTCCCTAGCCCACAGGCTGGTGGCGCAGAATGGATTAACTTCCAGAACACAGCCAAAGAGCTTGAGCTTAATGAAGTTATCGACCGCATTCAGCGAACAATCTGGCGCGTATACGGAGTTATGCCGGTAGAGATGGGCGCAGTTGCGGACATTAACCGCTCAACCGCACAGGTGCAGGTTGACGTTTCGTCTTCTCACTTACTTACGCCTATCCTCGAACTGGTCGAGGGAGTCTTCAACAAGCAAATCATTCCGGCCCTGGCCAAGCAATTTGCTGGCGAAGATCACTACGACCACGTTGAGTTCCGCTTCAACAAAGAAGCCAAGCTGACACAGAAGGACCAGGAAGCGCGTATCGATATGCTTGGACGAGCAATCGGAGCGGGCGTCATGACTCGAAATGAAGCAAGAGAACTTCTCGGCATGCTTCCTCTCGGTGCTGACGGAGACGTGCCAACTGTTGGTGAAGGCAATATGATTATCCGACTTGAGGATGTGGCCAGGGGAGAGACTCCATTCGAGTCTATCGCCGGGTATGACGCAGACCCCGACTCGGAGCAGGAAGCAGAGGAATAGGGATAAAACAATTTAGTTTAACCCAACCTTTAGGAGACAAACGTGAAGACACTTAAATATGATAATCTTACGTTTAATGTAGAGCATGTCTCTGATAACGAATACAAATTACTTGAAGTAATCGACGGGGAGCGCTCGCTGCCCGGCATTCCTTTCCAGCGCCGCTTCGGAATCGCAGCGAATCCCTGGAAGGATGAAGAAGAAGAGAAAGAGTACGGCGCCGCTGATGCTGGCGCTGTAGTCGGGATCGCCTCAAGTACTTCTGTCGACTCCTACGGTACGGAGATGAGCCTTCAGGGGCTTGAAACCATGGCTGTACAGTTTGAGAGAGGAGTTCCTCTTACACCTCGTCACAATGGTGATCAGGGCGCTGTAGAGTGGGACGAAGTTATTGGCGAGACATACAAGGGTGCCATTGAGCGTGTAGGCGCTGTTGCTGAAGCTGCAGACGATAGTGAAGACGGATATGTTCTTCGCGTATGGTCAAAGCTGTATGACACAGAACCTAAGGCTAAGGCACTCGCACGCAGACTGGAATCAAAGCAACCAATCGGAATGTCGATCGGTGGCTGGTTCGTTGATTGCAGAATGGTAACAGGCGACGATGAAGAAGTTGAGCGAATCATCATCGACAACGTTGTTCTTGACCATCTTGCTATTACCCGACGTCCCGCGAATCCTGACTCTGTTGGTCTTGATTTAGCACGTTCTCTCGGTGATGCAATCTCTCGTTGTAAAGAAGTAGATCATCCGGGGGTACAAATAGAGGAAACCGCAACCATTATGGAGCGAACTATGGAAACAGAAAAGACAGAAAGCACAGTTGAAGAACTGATGGCCGAAGTCGTTGAGCTTGCCAATGAGGCAGTTGCTGAAGAGCGCACGGAAGAAGTTGTTGAAGAAACAACTGAAGAAGTCGTTGAAGAAGCCGCTGAAGAATTGGAAGAGCGCACTGAAGAAGTTTCTGAAGAAGCCGCCGAAGAGGTTGTCGAGACTGAAGAAGCCGAAGGAGCCGAAGAAGTCATCGAGGAAGAAGAGGAAGTTGTCGAAGAAGAAGCTGAAGAAGCTGTAATCGAAGACGAAGCCCCTGAAGCCGACGAAGATGCCGACGAAGCTCCTGAAGCAGATGATGCCGACGACGCAGAGGAAGCAACTGAAGAAGCCGATGAAGAGCCTTCTGAAGAGCCAGCAGACGAAGACAACAGGTCTGAATTGCTTGACACGATCGCACAGCTTAACGCAGTGATTGACGGACTCAACGAGCGGATTGCCGCACTTGAGACTCCATCCACTGAAGAAGTTGTCGAAGTCGAGAGAGCTGAACCAGAACACACTGCCCAGGTTGAAGAGTTGAAGGCGAAAGTTGCAGAACTTGAAGCACTTCCACAGCCGAAAGCAGAACTTCCAACAGTTGGACGCAGCGATGCTGACGCACCAGCCGAAGAAGCTAAGAAAGATTTACCCGCAGAAAACACATCTGCACACTACAACAACCTGACTGACCATCTTGCTGCACTCTTGAGTGAAGGTGTGGAGGCTGGTTTAATTAACACATTCAAGGCCCGCAAATAAGCGAGCCCACCTTCTAGGAGTTTTATTATGGAATTCGTAAAGCAAGACCCAGAGCGGTCAGAAATGGTGGAACGTGCTCTTGACGTCTCTGGCGTTGGCAGCGTGCTTCTGCAAACAAACATCAACAAAGTTGTTCAACAGCTTACCCTTCGTGAGATGGGCGCTCAAGCTATCCTCGACCGCAAGGCAGGAAGCGGCAACGCAGTGTACATCAACCGTCGCGATGCTGGCGCAGCCGGTGGCGAATGGGTCTCCGACACTGACTCGGCTACCGAAGAAAGCGGCACTTACGCGCAGGTTTCTTTCGGTTACAAGACCCTTTTGACGAAAGTCAAGGTTACTCGCAAGGCTGCTGCTCAAGCTGCATCTTACGGTGACGCACTTGCAATCGAACTGCAGGGCAAGGCAGAGGACTACGCTGCTGCTCTTGAAGACGCATTGTTCGGTGGCGACTCTTCCGCTACCGCCGAAGAGATTGACGGAATGTTCAAGCTGATCGGTGACGTTGCTTCACAGGTTGTCGCTAACTCTTCACTGACTGCTGGCGACGACTTGGTTCTCGCCAAGTTGGACGAAGCAATTGACAAGGTCAAGGGCTCCGGAAACCGTACCGACATCGTAATCTTCGGTTCTTTCGCAGGTATCCGCAAGGTCAACGCTGCTCTGCAAGCACAGCAAGCATTCAACGACATGGTTGAAGTCAAGGCTGGTTTCCGAGTGCGCTCATACGACGGAATCCCCCTCATCACATCTACAGGCATCAGTGACGTTTGTGACTGGTCAGGAACTGCTGTTTCTGCCCTCACTGGCGGATCCACGACTGCCCTGTTCATCGTGAACAAGCGCTACATGTACATCAGCGAGTTGTCTCCATTAACGGTTATGCCTGTTGCTCAAAGCACCAGCCAGTACCAAGAAGTGGAAATGTACAACGACCTGACTCTTGTGTTCTCTAACACCAAGGGCGCGTCCTTGTTGGGTGGAATCAGCGCGTAATTGCACTGAATAGCCTCACCGCTTTAAATTACCCTTGGCCTTCGGGCCAGGGGTTTTTTAGTTCTTGGGGATATAAAAGAGTATGCAAACCTGTCCTTTGGAGGAAGCGTCAGCGCAGTGTTGCACGCTTTCTCCTTCTGGGGATATAACCTGTATGAAATGGAGGAAGAACCCATGATTAACAATAAATTCCCTTTTAACCCGAACCTGGAAGAAGCAGATTATCCGCTTCGTGACGGAATCCAATACAAGGCGATCATGATTCGCCAAGACCTGGACCCCTCACTTGTATACAAGATCCAGAACTACTCTGAAGTACAGAACAGCAGCAAGCTGCGGTACGAAGGTGAAGTTGTTTGCGCTATTTACCCGCGCACTCAATACCTTGTTGACCGAGCCTGGAGACTGGGATGGAAGAACATCACTGCAGACATCGACGTCAACGGCAAGTACTGGACGGAAACTCCGATTACTGAAGTTGTTGAGATCATTGAGCCGGTTGTTGAAGAAGAAGCAGTCGTTAAGGATGATTCTTTCGACGCAGCAAAATTGCTCACCAAGAATCTCACTCAAATCCGTACAGCCCTCAAGTTGGGCGAAGCGGACGAGTACCTTGCAGACATCCTCTTTGCAGAAAAGCAAGGCGAGAACCGCAAGGGCGTAATCGGCGCTATCCAGAAGCGAATCAAAGACATCAAATAAATAGGAGACAGCGATGGCCCGCGACCGACAACGTAAAATCATTCTTGGGAATAACTGATACAAGTATGGACGTGATCATCGCTGCCGCTGTAGCCTCTGCTGAAGCAGAGATAGCAGAAGCCCTTGACCTTGACTCTTTGAGCGTCACAGAGTACACGGAAATCTACGACGTAGAGGACACCCTTCAGGATGCCCTTAGACTACGGCGCTGGATTTCATCAATAACTTCGGTAACTGATGAGGGAACACTTATCGATGCCGACAAGTACTACACCAAGGCCGAGAGATGGCTTTGCCTCAAGAACCGTAATGCCTACTTCACACGAGGCAGCCAGACGGTTACCGTTGTCTACGATGCTGGTTTTGCCAGCGTTCCGGGCGACATTGAGCAAGCAGTAGTTCTGCTGGCCGTGGATATAATGCAAAAATCGGACGACAAGCAGTCCGAGACAATTGGTGCCTACTCATACAAAAAGTTTGAGCGAGGCGACCAGGGCGAATTCGGTGGCTGGCCTCCGCTAGTTTACCGCATCGTGTCTCGATACATGTCTGTCATTCCGGGGAGAAATTACTAATGTTAATGCGAAAGAAATTACAGGGGCGACCTTGTCCCAAGAAGATCCACTCTCCTGGAGAGATCATTCGCGTCCGAAAGGGCGACGATGGTTACGCCTACGCGGAGCCTAAAACGAGTGGCGGCAAGCGCACACTCAAGATCCGACGATGGGAGATCGCGCCAGAAGAGCCCGCCATCATGGACAACGGTCCCGTATACCCAGAAGAGATTATCGAAGAAGCCGGAGAATTTTCCGGGCTAGATATGCCAGCAAGTCTGGTTGATAACTGGTTGCGAGAGCATGAGCCGAATTTAGAATACGCTACAAGAATGCTTGACGCAGAGAAAGCCGGAGACAATAAATACGGCAAGCCCAGAAAAACAGTTATCAAACACATTAAATCCTACATCAAACGACTCGACTAAGGGTATAAACTGGTGAAGATTGAGTGAGTTCGTCCGGTGCGCATAATAAGTCGCACATAGGGTTCTCAAGGGGGCGCAAGCCCCCTTCCTTATTTTCGGGGTATAATGAAAGTGGAGGATGGAAGGATGAAGAAGTGGAGTCCTTGGGAAGACACGCAGTGCTTATCTCACATTGCCGGCACACATGAAGTCGCAGATAGGCCGGAGATTCCGGACTACCCTACCGTAAGGGCTGCATGTGCTAGGCTGAAGATGAGCACGAGCGATGCCTGTGACGCTATTGAGTCCGGTGACATCGTATCCTCCAGCAGAACCCTTGTTGAGGTTCTCTTGAACACCCTGATTGCCGCGCAGGAGTGCGGGATCCCGCTGGGGATAGTGTGGGATGTTGTGCTTGAGGAAATCGTCGCGAGCAGCGTTGACGGTAAATCAGTTGACAAGGAAAGCCTCCACGCTATATTATCAGAATTATACGGAGGATAACATGCGAGTAATGATTCTTGGTGGGCTCGGATTCATCGGGTCAAACCTGGTTGATGAGTTCTTTAATCACGGAAACGATATACTGATCTGCGATCGCGGATCCGATCAGAGTGGATACAACGTGCAGAGACTACAGATGGACAGCGTTCCAATGCGTCTAGGCCCGCCAGCAAACGGCAAGGTAGGCATACTCTCCGGAAAAGAGAGCGACGTGCAGGACTTTGAGAACCTCCGAACAAGGATCCTACAATTCAACCCTGACGTTATCATTAACTGCGCGGCGGACCTGATGGGTCTAGATCGCGTTGACTCAATGAAGTCCCTGTCAGAGGGTCTGGACAACATAATCCAGGCACGCAGGGAGCAATCGGTGTTTATGGGCAAGAACTCCAAGCTGATCCATGTTCACAACGAAAGGGGTGGACCAGGGCACCTGTTCGCTGCCGCTTACCTTAAGGAAGTGCAGGAACAAGACCAGTTCGGATACATCGTTGTCGTGTCTCCAGCGGAGCTATACGGCCCTGGACAGGGTTCATTCGTGAACGCCTACCACAACAAGCTGCACAGAAACATGGGGATAGCGCTTCCTGTGAACGAGCCGACAGATCACCCTATGTACATCAGGGACTTCTCCAAGGCCGTTGTGCAACTTGCTTCCAGCCGGCACGAACTTGACCCCTTTGAGTTCATCCGTATGGCCGGGCCAGAGAACGGGGAAGTAAACCGGGAACTGGCACGCATTACCGGCTATGCTCCAGACACAGATTACGCAAAGGGATCGGCCATCTTGACAAGAGAACTAACGATTTACGCATAAAGTTCTTGACCTCCTTTGCCGATATGACTAATGTATCAGCAATAGGAGGAAACATGTCAGATAAACTATTCAACATCACGAACCGGGCAACCCGTATGGGCTTTAACCTTACGGACTACCCGTACATGCCAAACATCATCCTGCAGCAGCGGTCCAAGACAATGGCGCTAGTGCTGTTCTACAATAAGGTAGAGGCCGGAGTGCAATACGAAAAGATCGTGTTCCACGTTTCTGGAACCAACCTGTCTTACAAAAACAAGTCAGGCGCAAGCGGTGAGCTTGACGGAGGAATAGAGTTTGTGACCATCCTTGAAGGAACGGTTCGGGAGCACGAAGCCATTCGCGCCGGTGGAACATTGTTCCGTAAACGTAACGCTAATGGTTACTGGGTGCCAGAACAGCAGAAGAGCGAGGTAGTATTTGAATGCCCATACGACTTCGCAATCTTCCTGGCGCACCTTAAGAAGTGCGAATACAACAGGGGCGAAGCACACAAGTGCTACCCGTTCGGGTTCTCCTTGTTCGATCACTACAACAAGACGAGCAAGAAGTAATGTCCTGCATATTCAAGATCACATTCCCAGACCAGACGTACTGGCTAGGATTCACTAAGGATTACTCCTACGCGCTGTCCTATCATATAGGATGGTTCAATAGGGGCTCACATCCGTCCAGAGCGCTTAGGGAGGCATTTGACAAGAATGGCGACTACGATTTCGAGTTGCTTGAGGAAATGCCGCCAGGGGCGCCTCACAGGACGCTAGAGCTACGTCGTGACGCGCACTCTGGAGAGGGCTGCCTAAACAGAAAGAGGGGCAGGAACACCGGAACAAGTGAAGACAAGATGGAAGAGCGCAAGAGAAAGGCCAGGGCCAGATACCACGCTAAGAAGAAGGCGCTGGGGATCGTGACTCGTCCGTATACTCGCACTAAGGGGATATAACACATCTGAATAGTGGAGCGTCCAGATGTCGATCAACAGACTTGCGAGCAGCAACCTTACAATCAAGCGCGAGAGCGCGAGCGTATCTGCGTCCGACATCGTTCTGGACGGAACAGAGCAAGCGTTGAGCTACAGCCCTAGCTTGCCATCCTTCATAAAGGGCAAGATCTCTGGCGTAACCGTTGCCGGCCTGATCACGATCAAGGGAACCAGCGAAGCCAACCCGCTGTTTGAGTCAGAGGACTTGACTATCAGTAGGAGCGGCTGGATCATGGGAGACAAGACCTTCTCCTCGATCACCAGCATACAGGCCCAGTTGGGCGCTGTCGGTGCAACGATTGACCTTCGCGTTTCCGGGTCTGATGGGTCCGCAGTGTTGGCTCACGACTCTATAGTTGTAGCGAGCACACTTGGCGCAATCAGCTACCGTGGAGAGCACGAAGTCAACACCGTAAAGGTTGGCGTCCGGTCAGACTCCGGAGTGATGATCGCAATCCAGTACACAACAGATTTCACACCAATGGTTGGAGACTTTATTGTTGATGACGATACGGGCGAAGAGTGGCTTGTCGGCGGCATCAAGACGTATCGCGGCGGCAGACGGTTCCACCACTGGGAAATCATGTGCACCAGACTTGAGCACGGGGATCCCCAAGCCCAAGAATAATCGTTGACTTCCATGCTTCTGGGATATAAACTATCGTGGAACATGGAGGAATAAGATGGATCTCATAGAGCACTATAAGTCTAACCGCGATCAGACAAAAGGAAGCGACAGCCTGTGTGTGGCGTACACATTCAGGGCCGCACACGCAAAGGACATCATTACCCTGCGCAAGAGTATCCAGAAGTCGGCGACCGTGGCAAATAGCTTCGCTATACTGCTGACTGGAAACCCCCTCCAGGCGTGCGAGGCACCGGACTGGAAGGAGCACGAAGCGCTGTTTAACAAGGACGATATAGCTTGGTTTAGGGCTTGCTCCGAGGGAGACATCGAGCAGATCCGAAAGGCTACCGCTGGCTGGGTTGCATCAGTTGCAGCCAAGACGGCGGGCAACATGGCCAGCACAGTCGAAGCCGGCGTGTACCAGGGAGCCATGGATGAAGAGCTTGAGCGGGGCCAGACGCTTTCTTTGACCGCGAAGCTGGAGCCGGACTGGGTTCTGCTGCTTGACCAGGACGAGATCCTTGAAGGTAGGGCAAGCCGGAGACTCATGGAGAGGCTCATGTCTCATCCCGACCCATCAGTGACAGCCTGGGGCTTCTCCTGGGCAACCCACTGGGACAGCGAGGAGTTGTGCCGCGTGGATTCTCCGTGGGGAGACGATGGCGAATACAGGGGTCAGAACGGTTCTGTGAAGATGTTTAGGACGAAGCCATTGTCTGACGAACAGATTGCGAAGGAATGCTCGATCCGAACCAGGTCATACTCAATGGTGAGACAGCAGGATCGCATCCATCAGTACATGAAGGCCAGAGAGATCAGCCCCAGCGCAAACCACAACTACATGCTGGACGACGAGGGCATGATCATGTGTAAGTTCGTCGAGCACAACGGCATCGGATTGCATGTCCTGGCATACGAGAAGGAAGATCCGCAGGATTACGTCAGGCTGTTCGACCAACTCTACGGCATTGTAGATGACATCGTGATCGTGTGGACGGGAGACAAGGACGGGATCAGTGATTCCATGATGGACGTTGTGGACCTTTACGACGCAACGCTCATAAAGGTTCCGCTGGACAAGCACCTAGCCAACGCCAGAAATGCCGGTATCGACTACCTCGAATCCAAGGGCTGCGCATGGGCGCTGTTCTTTGACCCGGACGAAGTCTGTGAGGACTGGCAGCAGATGGCTAGGCACGTCCGCAGAATGGCGGAGATCTCCAACTCATGGGGATGGATGGTCAAGTTCGACAACGTACAGAGAGATGGTCAATCCAGCGAGTCAGAAACGCTTCGCATGACAAGGGTTGACGGAAACGGGACCATGCGGATGAATGGTCGGATCCACGAAGGCTTCGGCAATTCGTTGAACGCGATCAGGGACGCTGGAGTGCACCCCAGGATCCGATACGCACCGTTCAAGATGGTCAACACCGGACAGGCGATGAGTGACGAACAGGTACAGGCCAAGCTGGAGAAGTACACTGACTTGCTGCTTGAGGAAATCAAGCACGACACAGACTGTGTCCAGGCATGGGTTGCCCTTGGGTTGCAGTGCGAGAACGACGGGTCAATCAATGACGCTGTTCGTTGCTACGAGAACGGAGTGAAGTGTAGCGGAAATTCATACTTGCCGCACAGGGAACTCGGATCATACCACATGAGAGAGGCCAAGCGGTACTTCAGCAACGTGCTTGATCGCATATCTAGCGCGCACGGTTCTTACGACGCGACAAAGAAACTTGTCGAGGTTCTGGAGCAGATCGCCCCGGAAAGACCACTGCTTGGAGCCAGCAAGGGGCTCAAGGAGAAGGGCTTGCCGCTGCCCGGTATATCTTTCGAGATACCCGACTTCAAGGTCTAGGGATATAACCAGGGAGCACTCGGAGTTCCCATGGCGTTACCAATAGCAGCACTAGCAGGTAGATTCGTCACCAAGGGCATGTCTAAGAAGTTCGCTAAGAACTTTTCAAAGAACGCCATGAGGGGTCTGATGGAGGGCGGCGACGGCAAGCCAATGGATCCCAGGAACCTTAAGCTGGAGCTTGACCTTGGCTCCCTTCGCATGACGCTGAATCGAATGGACGGAGACAGGAAGGCGCTCAAGCGCAATGCCAGGGATGCGATGAGGGCTTCTGCGGAAGTGCTAATGGACGCTGTAAAGGACAACATGTCCAGCACCGCGCATTCTCCGCAAGCGCTGGCAGACATGGACCACCCATACGCCAAGAGGCACGGGCGTGTACGCACCACGGCCCTGGGTGGAATGAAAGAGTACGAGATCCACGATCAGGACGGATCGCTAAAGGACGCGCTGGGGATCACCAACAAGGGCAATGACTCCTACGGGGGCAGTGAGCTTAGTTTTGACGCCGGAAAGGCACCTTACGCCAGTGCTGTTATTGACGGGTCAAGGGTTATGCTGCCTAGAGACGTTATTAACGGTACTCTATCAGAGAAAGATGTGCAAAACAGGATGAAGAAGAAGATAGAGAACACGATAAGGAAGAGGGGCGCTGGGGGAAGATTCCAGAAGCTGGACCTCCGCTGGACTTTCAAGTAAAGTAGGGATATAACAGTCCTGAATGGAGTGAAACATGTCCGAGCAATTATTCAGAGTGACGCAGATAAGGATGCACCATGTGGTGGACGAGCTTAGAAGAGTGCACGTTGTGCCGCTCGACCATACGCTGTCTAGAGACTACTTCGCTGTGTTTCACTGCACTCCCGACCCCGACAATAACGAGGGCTATCACCCAAGCAGGACTAGCTTCAGACTAATTGCGGACCCATACGGGACCGGGGAACTCGGATCGTCTGGTGGTAACTTCCTTGTTATCGAGAACCAGTCCAACACATCACGCGCTCCACGTGTTCAAATAACGGTTGTTGAGTGTCTTGACGGTGACGATCCGAATGGATTCAAACTTCGCGACGTAAAGCAGGTTGAGCACCCAGCCATAACCACAACGGGCATTGTCACCTACAGCGACACGGTATCCAATGTTCAAGACTTCAAGCAGTGCTGGGTTGTTGGCGGAATGTGGGGAGCGGGCAGCGGAGGGGGATCAGCCCTAACTGCGTGCATTACCAAGGAATTCATGACCAGCAACACGGACCTGGAAGTCCACAGGTACTCTTATGCCGGATTCGTGTTCAGCGTTAATTCGTTTACAACTGTCCAGATCGTAGAATGGGGTACTAACTGGGGCGTGACACGTCAAGACTTTGATGTTACCGCAATAAATCCATCAGCAGGGTTCGATGACCCATCTTCATATGTGCAGAACAACTTTATTGGCTGGGACGGATTGCCAGCGTTCATCGACATGGATCACACCATTACGCACCTGTCCTGGCACGGAGGGGGTTCAAGCGGAAGATTACACGGTGCAGTACCAGTCGTTAGACCCGGAGACGGGACAACTTCAGGGTTGTCTGGGTTGCAGACGGAGCTCTCCGTAACCGCTCCAGTAAACACGGCCACAAACTTTAAGGGCTCCCTGTACACGGCTACAAACCAGGACATGCACGTCACGCACTACACTCCCGAGCGAGGAACCAGGGCCATGCCCAGGACAGAGCAGACGCTATCCATTCCCAAGGCGCTGATCCCATCAAGGTCGGAGTCGTCTGCATCTCCATCGGCTGGCGTTGACTTGAGCTTTGAAAAGATCTCTGGTGCAAGGATTCCTCTCGTGCAGTACACGGGTGACTCTGGCGCAACAGACAACAACAACGACGGTCCAATGTTGTCAGACTTCTCGCTGGAGGGAGAGGAGTTTAAGTACGAGTCTACGTCTGCAGCAACATCAGACGACAAAGCGCAACTGTATGTTCAGATTGCGGACCTCTCCAACATAAAGAAGGCAGTTGCGGAAACTGTGCTGCCAACACTTTCAGAATCCGCCAAGATTGGAGTTCCCGGACTCAAGTCGCTCATCGTTAGAGAGCTTTTTGAGGTTGACGAGCTTGTTGACCACGTTGACGGGCGGATCATCGGAACCCACGAGCAGGTAAAGCACGGAGACGAGTCTTCGTCCGTGAAGATGCCGAGAATCATAATCGAGGCCATATCCGGCAACGCAAGATGGCACGGCGGCGTCCAGAACGTGACCATAGCCGTGTACTGCTACTCTCGCGACGGTTACTCTGATGCTGCGCGCATGTACGAATTGGTACGCTCAAAGCTGCAACACGAACGAATCGGTCGCGAAGGATTCTCCCCGAAGGGAGTTATTCGTGAAACGGAAAGGCCGCATGACGGATACAACCAACAGGTGGACGGGTATTACATCCGTGGACTATTCTCTTACGTTGGGACCTTATAATGAACACATTCGACTCAAAACCTCTTTCTTCGCTGAAGCTAAACTTGACCGTAAGGTGTGAGTGCGGCTGCAAGCTGGACCACAATGGCGAGGCACTCTCAACGAGGGGTGCAGCCACGCCGGAGGGGTATAAGAAAGAGAAAATTCAATTAACTTGTAATACATGCTCCAAGACGATGGGTCTATGGATCCTAGTCGAGCAACCTTAATCATCTCACAGATCTGGAGATTTAACAATGAACATTCCTACTTATACCGAAAATAACTTCGCTTTCGGACCCGGTATCTTAAAGATTGGTCCAGCTACGACTTCTGGCGGAACCGCTAGTCTTGTCGACGTTGGCGCTATCACTGAAGACGGAATCTCAATCGAGATTACTTCTGAAAAGCGTGACATCTCTCAAGGCAACCCAAAGCTGCCTATCTACTCTTTCACACAGGCACAGGGCGTAAACTTGTCCGTGACCGGAATCGAGTGGAACTTCGCTAACTTCGCACACGCACTTGGCGCTGGCGTTCACACAACAACTTCTACCGAAGAACACTTCGCGTTCGGTGGCGACCCACTTGTAACTCAACTTGCTCTGCAGGTTGAGCACGCAATGGCAGTCACTGGTGACACCTTGTTCGTAAACGTCTGGAAAGCAGTTTCTAACGGTGGCTTGACTCTTCCTTTCACGGCAGACGAGCACTCCTTCGAGTACAGCTTCAAAGCTCTGCGCGCTGGAACAGATTGGGACGGCAACTCTTTGGCTTACACAAGTCAGTTGATGCAAATCCACAGAGTTATCGCGTAATCAATTAAGCGATTAAACGCATATTTAGAGGGCATCTTCGGGTGCCCTCTTTTTGTTTGTGGGGTATAACATTGTGTCTATGGAGGAAACAATGGACCAAGAAGAAACCACAGAAGTAACTGAATCTGAAGAACCAACCGATTTCGTAGCACTGCTCGAAACGCTCGTTCCTACAGACCTGATCATCAGGGACCTGGAAGGCAACGAGTACAAGTTGCCCAGCAAGTTGTCTGCTCGACGACAAATCAAGGCGCTGCGAATGGTCGAGAAGGCTGCAGAACTACTGCAGAACATCGACGTTGCAGAGGACGCATTCACTGACGTTGAGTCTATGATGCGCGCAGCGCTTGGCGTACTTTCTGACGAGCGACTCATTGACCTGATTGACGAGGCATTCTCTGCCTGTTACCCAAAGGTTTCAGAGAAGCTGGACGGACTTCCTTCTGACTGCTTCGACATCGAAGACTTGATTAAGAGTTTCGGCCCTTTAGCGGTAGCCTTCGCCAAGACGTTGACGAAGGCGAGTCATCTGATGGGTCGGTAGAGGGGGAAACCTCCAAGGGCAACAGCCCGACCGACGCAATACACTCCGCGATCGGGATCCTTATGGGTTCCGGTCACACGCTGGATGAGGTTCTGGACATGACGTTCGACCAGATCCAGTTGTCTGCGTACTGCATCACGAAGGTTAAGATCGATTTTCTCAACGGGTTGGTTGAGCCCATCATGGGTGCAATGGGCGTTGATTACAAGCCAGCAAGCACCGATCAGGGCAATAAGCCCAAGAAGAAGAAGAGCAAGAGGGCTAACATGAGTGACGAGGACAAGGTCACTATGGAGAACAATAAGCTACTCGGCCTTGCCTCAATGGGTATCCCTGTTCTGTAGCGGATAGGGGTATAATCTTCTGAATCCCTGGAGTTTAGAATGGCATTTGGTAAAGCCGGTAAAGCGAGTGGCTTGGTAGTCCGATTGATGATGGACACGTCGAACTTCGACAGGAACTCCAAGAAGTCACAGAAGTCGTTACGCAACATGCAGAACGCCATGAAGGGATTCACGGCTGTCGCCGCTGGTGTCGGCCTTGGCCTTGGCGGTATTGCTGCCGGCTTCGCTGCCATAACGAGTACCGGCGCATCCATGCAGGATTCAATCGTTAGAGCCAGAACTCTACTTGGCGACAAGGGGATGAAGGGCGACCTTGAGAAGCTGACAAAGGCTGCCATCCACTTCGGCGCAACAACTGAATTCACGGCCAAGCAGTCCGCTGACGCTATGCAGGAATTCGCCAAGCAGGGCATGACCGCAAACGAAGCGATAAAGGCAACAGGTCCCGCGCTTTCGGTCGCGACAATCGGCACGACGTCTCTGGGAGAGGCTGCCGACTTCGTTGGTACAACTCTGAAGGTATTCAGTCTTGAGGCTCATGAGGCAGGAAGGGTGTCTGACGCTATGGCGACAGTCCTTACCAATACACGGGCAAACTTTGAATCACTGCGCAACGCGATGGTTTACGCTGCACCCGCAGCAAGAGCCTTCGGCATGGACATGGAACAGGCGTTCCAGGCTGCGGCATCGTTCATCGAGATCGGCGTTGATGGATCTCTTGCCGGTAACGCGCTCAAGATGGCAATGCAGAAGTTGCTCAAGCCAACACAGGCTGCCAAGGATTCACTGAAGAGAATGGGTCTAACGCTTGCTGACATTACTCCAGGCATGGAAGGGTCAGACGGAAAGACCACACAGTTCATCGATACCATCAAGAGGCTGTCTGAAGCTACTAATGTTACGGGCGCTGACATCGTAGAGATCTTCGGAGCTAGAGCAAGTTCGCCCATGACCGTTCTGATCCAGAAGGCTATGGCTGGCGAAGTTGCCATTGAGAACCTTGCGAACAAGATGAAGAACATGGAAGGCGCTGCCAAGGCAATGCGCGAGGCCATGCTGAACAGCGTTTCCGGACAGGTTACGATGATAAAGTCTGCGCTCGACGGAGCCATGCAGAACATGTTCCAGACGTTCGGCGGAACCGATGGCCCTCTCATCGAGATACTAAGGAACATTAAGGCTTTCATTGACGAGATAACAGAAGCCATAACGGAAAACGCTGATGAGTTTGAGGCAGTGTTTGGCGCTCTGGGCGAAGAGCTTAAGGATATGTTTGGCGAGTCAGAGGGATCAGCCAGAACCCTCGTTAAGATAGTCCTGAAGATAGCCCAAGCGTTCGCGGGCATGGCCAAGCTAATTAACGTCTGGAAAGACTTCTGGGCGATCACTACGGAGGGCAGCTTCGTTGTCGCAGCAAACGCCACAACAACAGAGGGTAAGGTTAAGGGGATAAGTAGTGCGCTCGTCTCCTGGTACAATCCACTGACTTGGATTAAAGAGATCCTGACGACCATATTCAGGCTGTTCTTCGACATGCAGGACCTTGCACTGGACTTGCGATTCAGCGTGTTAAAGATAAAGGCAGCGCTATTCGGCGGGGGCATAGATGGCCTTACGCAGAAGCAGATCGTGATAGCCACACAAGCCAGAAATGCCGGTGTATCATGGAGCAACATAAAGGATTACACCCTTGATGCGCACGGAAACCTTGTTAAGATCAACAAGGAAATGGACAAGATGGATGGTGGAGGAAAGTCCAAAACAAGGCCCGGACCAAAACTGACTCCCGGAGGCGCTCTTGGAGACGAAGACCAGGACGCAAAGGACAAGGCCGCAGCCATAGCTGACATCCAGTCCAGAATCAACGAAATGTACGACGACGTTGATCAGCGCAACATCAAGATGAAGCAGGACGAGATGGTCAGGACTGAAGCGCAGTTCCGGTACGACCTGAAGAAGATTGAGGAGCGAAGACAGGCAGACCTCAAGGCGGCAGGAAAAAACGCGAGACTTAAGGCTTCGATCAACATAGCCTACGACAACGAGGTTATTGCGCTTGAGAAGGAGAACCTCCTTGACGTTGCTAAGTTGGCCAGGGAACAAGACAAAGAGACAGCGAAGCAGAAGCGAGACCTTAACAGGATCACGTCAGATCTTCAGGAACAGATCATCGACAACGAGATCACCTCTCTCGGAAGACTGCAGGGCATGCAGTACGAGGAAGACATCGCCAGGGCCCAACGTGCGCATGAGAAGCGCATGGAACATTATGAGCTTGAGATTAAGAAAGCCAAGGCTATAGCGCTCGCCATGAACCCGGACGCAGACTTATCCGGCCTTGATAACATGCTCAATCAGCTTAAGGGTCAAAGCGAGGCAATGCGAGACGCGGACACTGCGGCTGCATCAGAAGCGGACAGAGCGGCTGGCGGAGACGGTCAGGGCGGAAGCAAGACCTTCGGACAGGGACTGTCTGATGGCCTGAAGGATCAGTTCCCAAAGATAGCCAAGTTCATGAAGGACGTTGGCGAGAAGGGTTTTGGTCCAGCGGTGGGCGACGTACTCAAGAAGGCAGGAATAGAATTCATCCTGTCCATAACAAATGGAATCAAGCAGATCTGGGCGGAAATAAACCCAGCAGGTTTATTCAAAACGGCATTCAGCACTGTCATGAACGACACCGGCTTCACTGACCTGTTCTCAATGCAGGGCATCATGGGAATGCTCGGAGACGCCAAGGG